CAACAAGAAGAATGAGGTCGTACCCAACAAGAAGAACCAGGTTGTACCCAACAACCAGGTTGTACCCAACAACAAGAAGAATGAGGTCGTACCCAACAAGAAGAACCAGGTTGTACCCAACAAGAAGAACGAGGTCGTACCCAACAAGAAGAATGAGGTCGTACCCAACAAGAAGAACGAGGTCGTACCCAACAAGAAGAACGAGGTCGTACCCAACAAGAACGTACCCAACAAGAAGAACCAGGTCGTACCCAACAAGAAGAACCAGGTTGTACCCAACAAGAAGAACGAGGTTGTACCCAACAAGAAGAACGAGGTTGTACCCAACAAGAAGAACGAGGTCGTACCCAACAAGAAGAATGAGGTCGTACCCAACAAGAAGAAGCCTAACAACCAGGTTGTACCCAACAAGAAGAACGAGGTCGTTCCCAACAACAAGAAGCCTAACAACAAGAAGAATGTGATTCGTATGGGTAAGCGTCAGAAGGTTCTCAACGAAATTTCAAAACACACTAACAAGAGGATTACAAGTCTAAAGGGTCGCGCTGCCAATCCTTTCAGGACAGCGGAAGAGTACAATCAGATTGCTCAAAATGTCAAGAAAATGGTCAACCTTGTCGCTTCGGAAAATACATTTAATGCTGGTGCCGAGTTGAACAAACAATTGAACATTGAATCCAATCGTCAAATGAGAAATCAAAACGAGAAAAATTTCAATGCTTCAGCTGAACTCAATAAACAGTTGAACATTAAGGGTAAGGAAATCAACAAGGCGAACACGAATAAGAAGGTTCGCAATGGTGTTGAATTCAAAATCAAGCAGGTGAAGGGACTTACGAATGCTGACATTCAAGAGTTTATGAAGAAATGGGACACATCCAAGAACAAGACGATTTTCAATCAGGCTCGTAAGAGAGGTGAGGGTCGCATCAAGGGTAAAAAGGTGAAAAATGAGAGAAACAAACCCAAAGAAGAGAACAACTTCAATGCTTCTGCTGCTATAAATCAGTTGAATTTGGCACCCACTAAAAACAAGCTCATGAAGAAAGCGAAAGATGAGGTTGGTCGATTCGCTGGTCGCATCGGTAAATGGGATCCCGCTATTAAGAATGCAAAGAGTAACGCAACTCTCGTAAACTTGGAGAAACAATTGAACAAAAAGATTGAACTTCGTAAAGAAATCCAGATGAGTAAGATTGGGCCAATCAAAAAGCGTGGTCACCTCGAAAAGGTTATGCAACTCAAGAACAATGTGGGTCAGAGACGCAGGACTTTCGAACAGCAATTGACAAACCTGGCACAAAATGCAAAGAAAAAAGAACTTTCAAAATACATCGTGGGTCTGAACATTCCAGCTGAAAATAAGAGTAGGTATGTTAAACAAACGAATAAACCTGGAGCGAACTTAAACCTGATCCGTGCATCAGTGAATAAACAGGTGAATCAAAAGATTTCCAATGCTTCAAAGTCCCTAGTTTCGGGGGCCATTGGTAAGATTCAAGCCAAGGAGAACAAGAATATCGCCAATGCTTCAAAGTCTCTCGTTTCGGGTGCCATTGAGCAGGTGAAGAAGAAGGATGCGGCTGCCACTAAGATCCAAGCTGCTGTCAGGGGTAAGAAGAACCGTAATGCTGCTATGAACAAAAAGCGTATAGAGTTTACAGAACTTGCGAAGAAGACGAAGACAAACTTCAGCAGGAACATTGCTGCTATGAAAAATATGAAAAATGCGTTCAAGTTGAGGGGTCGGATTGAGGGTGCTGTTCGTAAGAATAAGTCTGTTGAAAACGCGAAAGCTTTGGGTGGTAAGGCGAGAGTCAATCCTTTATTTGAGGAAGTTACCCCCAAGCCCCCAAATGCACCCAAGCCTAACAAGCCTTCGTTCAGGGCCATCGTCCAGAAAAACAAGGAAAAGAGGGTTATGAATGCAGTCAAGTTGGCTGGGAAAAAGGTGGAACTTTCTCGTGCTTCTGGTCCCGAACGTGTCAAGATGGCGAGGAACCTGGCACCAAAGACACAAGAGAATGTCAAGAAGGTTGCCAACGCTGTAAAGGTGTTCAATCGTCAAAGTGCCACGAGTGTTATAAATCGTCTCAAGAAGTTGACACCAGCCGAAAAGACTCAGTACAAGGGTAAAATAGGTCGAGCCAGCACAAAGAATGAGATTAGAGACATTCAAGAGAGTGCAGTGAGAGTGGACGCTCGTAAAAAGTTTGAGGAGGACAAGAAGAAGGAGGAAGAGCGCAAGAAAAAGGCTGATGCAGAAGCTGAGCGAGTGCGAAAACTCAGTGAGAAAAAGAGGATTCGTGAAGCCGCTGAGAAGTCTGCTACGTCGGCGAAGAAAATGCTTACTGAAACCGATAAGATGAAGGCGAAAGCCAAGGCTGATAAGGCTTTCAACGACAAGCTTGCTGAAAAGAGGCGACTTTTGAGAGAAAGAGAAGCTAAGTCGGAACCCAAAAAGCGAAAATCCAAGAAAAAATAATGTTCCACCCCGACGACGATTGTACCGTAGTGACAGATATGCCTCTCAGTGATGAAGTTGCTGACTTTATCGAAGCTGGTCTTCATAGAGGAATGACGAAAGAGGATGTAGAGGAATGGTGTGACAACAATTTGGATGAACTTGCAAGTATATATGAGAAGTATCGGGGTACGTACTTGTCATATGGACAGGCAGATATGACTCTATTTTTCGCGCAGACGATTTATGAGAGAGATGATATGGGAGATATGATTAGCCAGTTTGTAGCCTTTCAATAATTACAATTTAAAGAAATAATCGTCCTTTAATTTAATGGGTAGTTGTGATGTGTGTTGTGAAAAATTAAACAAGATAAATCACAAAGAAGTCAAGTGTCCTTTTTGTGATTTAACAAGTTGTCGTTCGTGTTCTCAAAGATACATCCTGGAATCTTTTGAAGACCCACATTGTATGGGATGTAAAACTCCATGGAACCGTGAATTTGTAGATTCATTCTGTACCAGGTATTTTCGAAATACCAAACTAAAACGTCACCGAGAAGATGTTCTGTTTGAGAGAGAGAAGTCTCTCATGCCAGAGACACAACCTGAAGTCGAGCGAGTAATACAAATGCGTAGAATTCGTACCATCATCCGACAACAAAAGGAAAAGCTTATGGAACTTCATGCAAGACATAGAGTATTTGAACTAGAGGGTCCCATACCCCGTGAAATCCAAGTGCTTTACAGGGAAATGGAGGGTACATATAGACATTTAGACCAGTTACGAAACGGTGGATCATTTATGGATTCTGAACCAAGGCGTTTTATACGTCAGTGTCCAAGAGAAGAATGTAAAGGTTTTCTGAATGAAGAATGGTACTGTGGTTTATGTGAATGTAAATACTGTAAAGAGTGTAATGATCCATTGGTACCTGATCATGTGTGCAACCCTGAAACTGTAAAAACGATGAAACTTCTCAATAAAGATAGTAAGTCGTGTCCCAAATGTGGTACAGTCATCCATAAGACAAGTGGGTGTGCTCAGATGTGGTGTATTTCGTGTCACACAGCTTTCAATTGGCGCACCGGTGAAATTGAGACTGGTCGAATACACAATCCACACTTCATAGAGTTTAAGAAAAAGACGATGATGTCTCGAGAACATGGAGATATTCCATGTGGTGGCACCCCTTCGTTTAGAGAATTGCGAGAAATGGGTGCCACAAACGAGATACTCCAATATTCATTATTTGTACATCAAATAGAACGAGAATTAGTCTATATAGATACGCGACCGATAGACAATACCCAAATACGAGTTGTCTACATGTTGAACGATATTACCGAACATGAGTTCAAACATTATTTACAGCGTCAAGAGAAGTACGTGGAAAAAAATCGAGATCTTTCAAACATTTTTGAAATGCTCGCCAATACAGGTGGGGATTTTCTTAGACAGTATGTTCTTGAACCAGAACGACATGATGAAATCGTCGATCTTTTACAGAAGATTGTGGACTATGGAAATGAAATTTTCGATTCAATCCGTAAACGCTATAATTGTCGACTTCCCAGAAATATTTATGTGTGAGTACATTAGGATGTTACTTTTGTTGTTCATCATCATTCTCGTCATCTATATATTACCCAGATACAGAAGCCCTAAGGTGTTCAAAAACTTTTTGACTGATGATGAATGTCGTCATGTAATACAGAAAGCAAAGGGTGATTTGGGAACATCATCTGTCACAAATGAAAAAAAGGTAGATGAATCGATTCGTAAAAGTGAGACAGCATGGTTGGACAAAGAGGATCCTATTGTCCGAGATATTATGAACAGATGTCTCGCACACACGGATCGACCATTCGTGAATTGTGAACAATTACAGGTGCTTCGATATGAACCTGGTGGATTTTATAAACCTCACCAAGATGCATTTGAAAATGATAAGAATATGAGAATGTATACATTCATTTTGGCACTGAACGATGGCTATGAAGGTGGTGAAACTATATTTCCAAACTTGAACAAAGAGTACAAACTCGAGAAGGGTGATGCCCTTTTTTTCGATACTCTCGATAACTATGAGTTTATGACATCCAAGGCTTTACACGGTGGGAAACCTGTAAAGTCTGGAGAGAAATGGATATGTAATTTGTGGGTGAGGAAATATCCTTACACTTGAATCTCACCGCGCTCGATAAGCTTCTTACGATTCTCGAGGTGAAGTCCTTCGACGAGAGCCTTGTTCTCAGCACCATAGGGTACCGCGTAGCCCTCATCACAGAGCCACTTGTTCACATTGGTCCAGACACCATCTTCACATACCCAAACCTCGGCGAGAACGCGACCAAACTTACCCCTGGAATCAGCCTCCGGGCACCTGAGTTCGATTTCTACATCATCCTTCTCAGATGCAACCGCCTTTAGACACCATTCCTTGAGCTTCTTCTTGGATAGAAGACCGAACTTCTTCTCTTCGGGGTCACGGGTTCTGGACTCGGGTGTGTCAATCCCCAGAAGGCGAACGCGTTGCTTTGTGCACACGTCAAAACCTAGATCAATATTTACATCAATTGTATCACCATCGACAACCCTCTCAAGGGAAGAGACCCGGTACTTGAAGTTACAGGATTCAACGTTGTAAGAGGACATCTTATAACAATCTATATACTTAAAACTTTAATACCTCCATAAAGTATGAAATGCTTCGCAACATTTTCTGAAAACAATATATACAAGATAAAGTTGGCGAAGACTCGTAAGAACGTTCTCGAGGGGATGTACAGACGACCAAGTGTCGTGGAAGTGCACCCAATTAGGGAGAATCTGAGACTTCGTTTACGCTTCACAGAAGCGATAAAAGAAGCACAGGAGATTTGTGAAGATAACGTAGAGTCTCAAGAGTGTCATTGGGCGTGGTATGAGGTTGATGAACTGGAGGACTCT